ACCTGCACGCCGAGGTGCCCGCCTCACGACTTCGACGGCGCGTCGGACCACAGTGTTACGGGCGGTCGCTATTGTCGTCGCTGCGGAACGCCGGAGAGGTGAGGGGAGGAACCAGCATGAACGCTGATAGCACCGACACAACGCACTGGGTCTACCAGCAACCCGACTGCCGTATCTGCGGCGACAAGCGAGTGGTGCTCGGCCCGTGCCCTGACGGTCCCCGGTGGATCGGGGGGATGCAGGCGTCGTGTTGCGTGGCTCATTGGGTGCCGTGTCCAGCGTGCGGGCGGAAGGTAGGGGAGGAACCAGCATGAAGTCACCCAACCCTGGCTCCGTCGAAGCCCAGGCCCAGGGCTGCACCTGCCCGGTTCTCAACAACAGCCGTGGGCTACGTGCACCGTGGCCTGGCTGGTGGATCACCGAAGGCTGCCCCATACATGACACAAAGACACAACCATGACTGATGCTGAACTCCGTGCACGAGCACTCCAACGCGACGGATGGTGCCGATGGCCCGGCTGTCCCAACAACGCCACCGAACTCGCCCACCTCCACAGCAAAGGCATCGGCGGCCGACCGTCGGCACAAACACTGGACAACGTGGCGATGATGTGCCCAGACCATGCCAGGATCAGCGACGGCGAATACGGATCGGGTGGCCGGGCACAGTATGAGCGGGAACATCGGAAGCTGTGGGAAGCGGCAGCGTGGTTTGTGCCGGCATCGCCGCCGAAAGCGGAGTGGGCGTGGTGGCGGGCCGAAGCGTTACACCGGCTGCTATGAAAGGCGGGCCACGTGTCTGCTGGATACACCGATCACCCGTATTCCATCATGCCCGATACCATCAGACACCGGCCGGGCTCGCCGTACCATGCGGCACGGTCGTCCACTCGCAGCTCTCCCGTGCGCAGGAAGGCAACGCCGCCACCGCCATCAGCCTGGGTTTGCGTCCCTGCTGCCGCTGCTTTCCGTTACGGGCCACACATTAGGTTCTCGCAGCATCTTTGCACCGAACCGTATCCGACTACTAGCATCAGCCCGGCCGCCGTTAGAAGGGACTACAGACGATGTACGACCCGGACGACTACGAACAAGAATACTGCACCGAGATGGCGGTTGTCGGCTACCTCGCAGGGTTCGCCCTGATCCTGGCCGTGTTCGCCGCCGTCCTGTGGATCTGCTGCTAAGTGTTCGACCCGCCCGCCAAAGCAGGAGGCCAGTACACCTACCTGCACCGCAACGGCCGCATCGTCATCGACGACGCGTTGACACGGCAGACCCGCGCCGACCTGGCCCGGTTCGTGGAAGTCTGGTACGACGACCGCCGCGTCCACTACGGCACCTACGACATGGCCGGTGCCACCACAGTCTCCCGACTTGTCAAAGCAGCGAAAGAGACGGCCGGTGCACCGTCGATGCCGTGGCAGGAATGGATCACCTGGATCGTCTACGACGTCATCGAACGATGGCGAGAAGGCGAACCCGCCATCCGCCTCCACGCCGTCAAACCCGGCAAACATGGCTGGCTGCTGGACAGACTGATCGGAGACGTCGGAGCCACATCGATCATCGCCGCCGGCGGATCACTCAAATCGATGCTCGCCATGGCCGCCGCATTGACCGTCGCCTCCGGCAACCCTGGCATCCTCGGCCTGAAACCACACGTCACCGGCCCCGTCCTCTACCTGGACTGGGAAGCCGACGCCGACACCCACGCCGACCGCCTCCACGCACTCACCCGCCCTATCGGCAACATCGACTCAACAGGTATCGTCTACCGGCAAGAACACCGGCCGCTCCGATCAGCCACCGCCTCACTCGCCCGTCTAGTAGACACTCTTGAGGTGGCGATGATCGTCGTAGACAGCGTCATGTTGGCCCGTGGCGGCGACGCGTTCGGCCCGGAAGACACCGTGGCGATGTTCGCGGCGTTGCGGGAAATCAACCGGCCCGCCCTGCTGGTGGACCACAAGTCCAAAGCGACGAAAGCCACGAAAGGTGCCGGAGCCTACGGCAGCGTGGTGAACGAAAACTCGGTGCGTCTGGCGTGGGAGGCGGAGCTGTTAGACCTCGGAGAACGCGACACCTACGGGTTGAACCTCTCCATGTACAAGTCCAACAACGTCGGCCGCATCTCCGATCACACATGGATGGTCACATTTTCCAACGGCACCGACCCGAAAACCATCCACTTCGACCTGACCTCCCACGACGAGCTCGAAGCCGGCGTCACCCAAGAACGACGGATGCTTCACCACCTCATGCTGCATGGCCCGGCCACCACCTCTGAACTGGCCGCTGCGTTGCATCTCACACCTGAGCATGTTCGCAGCCTCGCCGGACGGTTAGGCCGTCAGATTATGACTCGGAAGCAGGGACGGGAGAATCTGTGGCTGCTTGAAGGCGACCAGGAGGAGCTGCCAGATGCCTTCTGATCTTGTTGCGGTTCACCTATCCGCAACATCATGTTGCGTTTCCACAATCAACCGCAACAACTCAACAAACATAAAGGTTTTCATGTTGCGGTTCCGGCAGGCCGGGCAAACCGCAACAACAAGGGGGACTATAAGGTCCCCTTGTTGCGGTTGCGTGTTGCGGTTCGGGCCATGACAGGAGTACCAGGGACACGGTTTATGGTGAATGGTGTTTCGGTGACGGACGGGTCCACGGTGGATCTGGTGTTGGACGTGTTGGAGACACATTTCGGTGAATGGTTCACGGTGCGTGATCTGATGTTCGAGGTGCGACGGTACCGGCCTGGCCTGGCACGGGACACTGTGTACCGGGCGATTCGTCGTGTGGCCGACAGCGGGTTGGTGGAGCGTCGTATCGGTGGGAGGGTGCCGCAGGGTGGTTCTCGGTTGTTGATGTTGCGTGCGTCGGGGAGGTGGTATCTGTGAGGCCGAAGGATCAGGGTACCCGCTGGGAGACAGCGATTGTGGATGCGGCGAAGGCGCATGGGTGTGATGCGTGGCGGCTAGCACCTGCCGGGGCTCGGGATGTTGGTGATGTTGTTGTGCGGACACCGGATGGCGACCATTACATCGTTCAGGCGAAGGATAGGCAGGCGTTGAACATCCATGAGTGTCTCGGTGAACTACTCGGCCGGGTGTCGGAGCGGCCTGATGAGCCGTTTGCGGTGACGGGGGTGGGGGTGGCGTGGAAGCGTATGCTTAAGTTGAGGGATGGTGAGTTGCGTAGGCGTCGTGCTGGGCCGCCGGTGGTGGCTGTGTCGTTGGAGGAGTGGTTGGAGCTGATAACCCGATGACCTGGATGCTCGCCCAAGCTGATGCTCGCGCTCTGCCGCTTGCGGACGATTCTGTGGACCTGATCGTGTGTTCACCGCCGTATTGGGGGCTCCGCTCCTATCGGGATGGTGGTGAGCATTATGACGGGCAGATCGGCTCCGAGGACACGCCGGCACAGTTTGTGGATGAGTTGGTGGGGATGATCGACGGGGAGTGGCGGCGTGTGTTAAAGCCTGTGGGGTCGTTGTGGTTGAACTTGGGTGACAAGTACGCCGGATCAGGCGGGCCGGGCACGGTGACCTCGTATCTGAAGTCGCCGCAACAGGATCGGACGGGATTTGCCGGGCAGTATCCGAAAGGTGTTGAGGCGGCCCGTCCGAAGTCGCTGCTCGGCCTCCCCTGGCGTGTCGCTCTCGCTTTGATTGATCGTGGCTGGATCCTTCGTGCCGAAGTGATCTGGTCGAAACCGAACGGCCTGCCGGAATCCGTGACCGACCGGGTACGCCGCTCCCACGAGACTTGGTTTCACTTCACCTTGGAGGCCCAGTATTTCTCGGCAGTAGACGAGATCCGAGAGGAGTACCGCACCGACCTCACCCGTGAACCCCCAATCGGCGGCACCCGGATCACCGACGAAACTGACAACCGCTACTCCGGCAACACCCCCGAACGTGCTGGCCTCGGCCGTCTCCCCGGCAGTGTGTGGACGATCCCCACAGAACCTCTCAACATCCCCGAAACCACCCGCCAACACCTCGGCCTCGTAGACCACTTCGCAGCGTTCCCGTCGGAATGGCCCCGCAGGCTGATCCTCGGATGGTCCCCGAAGGGCGGAACCGTCCTCGACCCCATGTGCGGAACCGGCACCACCCCCTCCGTCGCCCACTGGCTCGGACGCCACGGCATCGGAACCGACCTCTCCGCCGACTACCTCAAACTCGCCCGCTGGCGCATCGAAATCGGCTACGACGCCAACAAAACCCTCCAACGCACCCACCGCGATCGGCAAGGCCAACTCCTATGACCTGGCAAGACGAAGCCGCCTGCCACAACAGCTTCGACCACCGGGCCATGTCACCCAACTTGGACGACCAACTCGGCTTCGCCGCCGACTACTGCCGACAATGCCCGGTACGACCCGACTGCTTCCACCACTGGCACACACACCGAGACACGATCCCTGTCGGAGTATGGGGTGGTATACCTACGTCACGGTTGGATGGCGGCCGGGAACGTTCCCGCGAGGTGGGGTGGCAGCAGACACGGGTTGGGTTGCCTACACTACGATTCGGGTTGAAAGGGGAACGCCTCGATGATGACCGGAACGCCTGATTGGATAGTAGGTCAAAACGTCAAAGCCCGCCGCAAACTAGGTGGACTGAACCAATCGGACTTCGGAAACCTACTAGCCTTGGTTGACCGACGCGAAAGCCGTACCTGGGATAAGAGCACCGTCAGCCGCCTCGAACGCGGCCAAGTCTCAATCGACTTCCATCTGCTTGTCGGGTTGGCACGTCTCCTGTCATGCTCGCCTAGGCAACTCTTGAACCCGCCCGACGGAACAACGCAGATAGCCGTGGCCGGTACGACCCTCAGCAGGCGTCGCTGGTCTTGGTGTCTAGACTTCGAAGGCGACGACGAACCAGATAGCAGCGAGTGACCTTATGGCACAATGCACAGCGAAAGCCAAATCCACTCAGGAGCGTTGCACGAGGCCGGCGATCAAGGGGGGGACGGTGTGCCGGTTTCATGGTGGCGGTGCTCCGCAGGTGAAGAACAAGGCGTTGCAGCGGATTTTGGAGGCGGCTGATCCGGCGGCTGCGGAGCTGATCCGGTTGGCGACCGGGTCGAAGGATGAGCGGACTCGTCTTGCTGCTGTGCGTGATTTGTTGGATCGTGCTTCGGTGAAAGCCGAGGTGGGGGAGGAGGGCAAGCCGAAGCGTCTGATCATTGAATGGCCCGAGTAGATGCCCCTAGACGAAGCCTCCTTCCGGGTCGCCCTCAAAGAGTCCACGAGGCCAGTGGCCGCCGTAGCCGAGTGGCTCCGGTCTACCTATCCGATGTGGGACATCACCGTGCCCGACGTGAGGGTACGCCCCGACCGCAGCCAACGAGACGCCTATGCTGACAGCGGCGACATACTCATTGATCGAGGATTCGGGCCAGAACGAATAGAAGTCAAAGGCCGGGGCTGCGCCTTTACTGACGAAGCTGACTTCCCGTTCCCTGACGTGTTCGTAGATAGCGCATACCACATCGACAACGCTGACCCGTTCCCGGTTGCCTGGTTCTTTGTAGACCGGGACTGTTCACATGCTGGCATCGTCCCGGCCAAGACACGGTCATTGTGGAAACGTCAGAACCGCTACGACCGGCAACGTCGCCACTCCGAGGACTTCTACTCGGTGCCCCTATGGGCGGTGTCATGGATCAACCTGACATAGAGATTTGGAAGCCCGACCTGCACGACGGCCAGAAGATCGTCGCTCGCTCGCCTGCCCGGTTTAGGCTTCTCGCCGCCGGCCGACGCTGGGGCAAAACCCGCCTAGCCGTTCTTGAGGCTTTGAAGGTCGGGTTGGATGGTGGCCGGGCATGGTGGGTGGCACCGTCGTATCCGATGGCCCGTGAAGGATGGCGACCGTTAGCGAAACTCGCTGCGACCGTTCCTGCCGCCAGGGTCAACCGTACTGACCGGACGGTAACGTTCAGCAACGGCGGCATGGTCGAAGTCCGTTCCACCGACGACCCCGACTCGCTGCGTGGTGCCGGCCTCGACTTCGTCGTCTTGGACGAGTGCGCGTTCATGCGCCAAGAGGTAGGCGAATCCGGTAAGGCGATCTGCATGGCCTGGGAAGTCCTACGCCCCGCACTAGCCGACAGGGAAGGCCGAGCCTTGTTCATCTCCACGCCGAAGGGTGTCGGCAACTGGTTCACCGACCTCTACGAAACCGCCGAACACTTGGACGGGTGGGAACGCTGGCAATTCCGATCCATCGACAACCCGCACATCAACCCCGCCGAGATCGAAGCCGCCCGCCTCGAAATCGGCAGCCTGATGTCGTCGCAGGAGTTCGACGCCGAGTTCGTCCAACACGGCGGCGCGATGTTCAAAGCTGAATGGGCACGGTATTACCGGCCGCGGGTGAAGGACGGGCTGCTCTGGTTTGATACGGGTGAGGAGCTGGTGGACTACCGGACCTGTGAACGGTTCGCCACCGTTGATCTCGCCGCCTCAGTCAAGGAGACAGCGGATTACACGGTGATCTTGTCAGCGGCGGTGCATCAAGGCCGCCTGTTTGTGATCGACGTGCAACGCCGCCGCCTGGAGGGACCGGACATTGTGCCGGCGATCCGTGACTCGTTGGAGCAGCATGATCTCGGTGTAGTCCATATCGAGAAGGCCGGGTTCCAACTGTCACTGATCCAGGCTGCGAGACGGGACGGGTTGCCGGTGAAGGAACTGACACCGGATCGGGATAAACGGGCGAGGGCTCTCCCGTTGCAGGCCCGCATGGAGGCTGGGGACGTGTGGTTCCCGAAGGATGCGGACTGGTTGGGTGAGTTGCAGCGGGAGTTGTGGGCGTTCCCGGCGTCGTTGCATGATGATCAGGTTGACGCGTTGGCGTATGCGGCTAACGTGATGGGACGCCGTAGGGGGAGGGTTGAGTTGCCTGCCAGTCTGGGTGAAGCATTGAAGTCCAAATCGATCCTGCAACCATGAAAGGGGGACAGTGTGGAGCAGCGACGAAAGCCGATACCACCGGCCGGGCCGAAGCGTGTCCTGATTCCATATGACCCGGTGCCGGTTCTTGCAGAACTATTGACCCGCATCGAGCGGCGTATGTCGAACCCGCAGTACATCAGGGACTATGAATGGGACGACGAGTATGCCCAGTGGCGTCCGGTGTATGCGGGCGAACCCGAAGTTGTGATCTCTGAACGTCAGATGTGGGCGCTGTGTCGTCTGCTGTTGGGTCCGATGAGATGATCGCTCCGAAGCTGCTCGTCTACAGCACAGGCCGCTCAGGCACCAAAACCCTTGCAGCCACCCTCGCAACACTCTCATGGAACACCCGAGTAGCCCACGAAGGACTCGGTGACCCGATCCTCGCCTGGCAAGCCCAATACGCCCACGGCGAAATCAGCCACGAAGAAACCGTCCTCAACCTGCGACGCCTCAACTGGCCCACCGTCGCAGTCTCCTACATGTACACGCCGCTGCTACCAGCGTTGCGGGAAGCGTTCCCGACATGCCGGTTCGTGTGGCTGTGGCGCAACCCCGAGCAGGTGGCGGCGTCGCTGATCCGCAAAGGCTGGTACCTACCCTCCGATGATGATCTGCCGCCGGTGCGTGAATGGGACCGGGCCGACAAGTCGTGGTGGTTGTGGCCGCAGAACTGGCGTGTCCGCGGCGACCTTGTCACCTGCGATTGCCGTGTGGATGATTGGGCTGCTATGGGGCAGGAGCAGCGGGTGTGGTGGTGGATTGGTTATGTGGATGGGCACGGTTCACCCGAGGAGTTGTTGCGGTTGGAGGATGTGTCGTGGGTGTCGGCGGCTGGGCTGTTGAAGTCGGCGGGTGTTCAGGTGGATTGGTTGCCTGGTCATCGTGTGCCGTGGGTGTTGGATAACCCGGAGTCCGGTCGCGAAGACTGGGACGGACCATCGACCTGAGCGGCAATGGACCGTATGGTATCGTTGCACCAGTCGACCAAGGTCACCTATGCCGCGAGTCCACGACCCAGAAACCGGCCGCTTCACCACCCCCGAAAAACTTGCCTTGAAGAATCTTGAGAAGGCCGCACCGGCCAGGATGGGTGAACTCGGGGTCACCAACAAACATCATCCCGGCCGCAGCATCTACGAAGACTTCCTCCCGCAGCTCCGCGGCCGGCAGGCGATCCGCACCTACACCGAAATGGCATCCAACGACCCGACCGTCGGAGCCATCCTGTTCGCCGTCGAAAACCTTGTCCGGGCCCCACAGTGGGGTGTCGAACCGGAGGATGAGCAGGAGCCGGCGGATCAGCAGGCCGCCGAGTTTGTCGATTCGTGCCTCACCGACCTCGACCACACCTGGGATGACTTCCTTGCTTCGGTGATGACCATGCTGCCGTACGGCTGGTCCGGGTTTGAAGTGGTGTACCGGCGACGCAACGAGCGGGACGGGTCACGGTGGACGGACGGCAAGATCGGCTGGCGCAAGTTCGCCTACAGGCATCAGGACACGTTGAAAGCCTGGGACTACGACGGACAGGATTTGGCCGGCATGATCCAAAGCCTGCCGTCTGGTGGTCAGGTGACCATCCCGACGGATAAGCTGCTGCTGTTCCGCACCGTCAACCGTGGCACCCCTGAAGGCCGCTCCATTCTCCGCAACGCCTACAGGCCGTGGTTCTTTCTGAAGCGGGCCGAGGAGATCATGATGATCGGCCTGAAACGGGACCTGACCGGGCTGCCGGTCGGGAAACTCCCCGCCGAATCGATCGTCAACAACGACACCCTGTACCAGTCGATGGTCGATCAGATCAAACGTGTCGGCCAGGACGAACAGATGGGCGTCCTCCTCGCCTCAGACACCGACCCGGACTCGGGGGTGCCGCTGTTCCAGCTGGACATGCTCGGGTCGCCGGGCAGACCGAAGATCGAACCGCTGTCGGTGATACGCCACTTCTCGTCGCAGATCGCCGCCACCGTCCTCGCCGATTTCATCTTCCTCGGCCGTGACGCGGTCGGTTCTCGGGCGTTGGCTGACCCGAAGCAGCAGCTATTTCAGTTGGCGTTGGATGCGTGGGCTGACGGTATCGCAGAAACCCTGTCCCGGGAGGCGGCCAGCCGCCTGTTGAAGTTGAATGGG